GGATTGAGCAACACCAAATAAAGACGGACGACCAGTAATAGCTTGTTGAACTGCTTCTCCGGTAGCTCCTCCAGCGCCAGCACCAATCATACTGCGAACTGCAGCAGAGCCAGCCGCAGCCCCAACTCTAGCGCCTGTCGGAGATCTAGTACCTAATGCACCAACAGTACCGCCAATCATTCCTCCTAGTTCAGGAAGTGTCTCAATAAAACTACGACCAAGTTGTTGTGTTAGTGTTGGTTGAGGCTGATTTGGATTAATTAAAACACTTTGGTAAGAACTATCACCACCTACTTCTTTTTCCAAACGAGCTAATTCTTCTTGTTCTGCAGCAGTCAAAGCCATTATTTATCCTTACTGAGGTTGTGGTCCAGCTTTTTGTCTTAATTGCTGTAAACGCTTACGCTTTTCAAAAGTATCATTAACATCTTTTTGCGCTTGTTTACGGAACTCATTAATATTTATCTTAGCCATATCGCCAGTATATCCTTGAGCCAAGTCAAATGTTCTTTGATCAATTAACGCATTACGCTCAATACGCTCAACAACATTCTGCAATGTTTCTTTGGTTAAACCACGAGAACCTACAGCCTCTTTCAAGAACTTAACGTCCTTGTCAGATAAAGCTCCTTTTAGATTCTTAGCTTGACCGACAGTCAATGCTGCGAATAATTGGTCTAATTGTTCAGATTCAGTCGTTCCAGTAACATTAACACCTAAAGCATTGGCAAACTGCGAAGCTGTTAATTTAACTCCAGAACCAGTCCCAGTAAATGCCTTACCTAAAACATTATTAAAATCACGAGTAATCTGAATTGTATCAGCAGCGGTAATAGCAGCATCTTCGAGGTCTAAGAATTTACCAGTACGTTTCTCACGAAGAATCTTATCGCTTGCTTCGCCGGGAAGAACAATATTAGTCCCACGACCTTTTGCTACTCCTTTAATTGTTTCATTAACTTCTTGAACCTTTGGATGATTTGGACCTAGTTCAGTAACTAATTGATCTCGATAAGCCTGTAATTGGGCTATTTCAGGAAGTTTTTCTTTATTAGCAGTTGCAATATTTCTAATAGCCTGTGTTTGTAACTCAGCTTGTTTTAATCCTGTTGTTAATATCTCATCAGCTCTACGAACTGCTTGTTGAGCTACATCTGGGGCAAACTGTGCTACTGCTTGAGCAAACTGACGCAATCCATCAGCGCTAGTCATATCAAACTGCGAAGCTAACTGTCTAACTTGTGTAGCACGATTAAGTTGCTCATCGCCACCTAGTAACTGACCAACACCACGAGTTACACCAGCACCACTTTGATACAGAGCCATATTAGCTCTTTCAAAAGGATCTAATTGAGCAAATTTAAATGCCTGATTAAAATCTGTGGCAGCTCGTTGCTGCTGCAACATTGCTGGATCTACACCAAATAAACTATTTACGATTTCTGCCATGTTAAATCCTATTAATCAAATGTATAAAGACCAGTAGAGGTTTGTCCGGGAATACCGAACTGTCTTCCGAACGCACCAAAGTTATAACCGCCTTGGCTTCCACTAAATAAACCTCCCATTCCTCCGCCACCGCCAAACAAACTACCGATACCGCTTCCAGCACCGCTCAAGAAAGAACCTAAAGGACTATAGGAATCTGCTCGTTGCTGATTTGCCGCAGCAGCGTTCATTCCGCCTTGGTACATTTGAGCTGCTGGAGCATTAGCACCAGACTGCAAACGAGCTAATTCTAAACTTAACCGGAATGGATCTTGTCCTAATCCTTCTACAGTACGAGCAAGACCTAACTGAGTTTCTAGTGGAAGGTACGATTGAGCCTGAATTGCAGGAATCTGACGACCTAACTCTGTAGCACCGGTTAATAAACCAGCACCGAATCGTGCTTGTTCCATTCCTGCTTCTTGACCACGAGCAGCTAGTTCTAAATCTTGTCGTGCTAAAGAATTATAATATGCTTGTAATGCAGGATTAGAAGGCGCTCCCCCAACTCCAGTATTGACACCTAAACCGCCACGACCAGTGGCATAGTTTCTAGCATTTATTCTACCAAACTCAGCAGCCCGACTAGGGGCTAATAATCCTTGTTGTTGGTTAACAAAACGCTGTGCTGCTTCCTGTGGCGATTCAGCTAAATAGCCTTGACCAAGATTAAATAATGACGATACGCCAGTACTTAGTTGAGGTACTAATAAGTTTTGAACTTGTGTTGGGTCATACTGTCCAGCACCAGTCAATAAACGATTACGAATAGCCTGTAACTCTGGATTTAATTCATATCCTGCCTCAGTTACTCGACCCAAATCATCTACAGTAAACCGGGAAGAACCAAATCCGGTAGTAATACCGATTGGTCTGAACTGCGCCATCTGTGACGCTCGTTGTGCGGCTTCTCGTTGTGCTTGCGCCGCAGCTGATGCAGCATCAGAGGCTTTACCGCCAGATATTAATCCGCCGACTCCTCCTACAATTCCTCCTACAATTCCGCCTACTGAACCACCCATTTTAATCGCTCCAATAATAAATGTAGACTATGTTACCTTTTAAACTAGCTACTTTCTTAAATAGTTTAAAACCTAACGCTGCAATAAACTTCAAATAACCAGTTGTCTCGTGTTCTTTGCAGCAATACAACGGACCACCGTGTAACTCTGTAAAACTATTCCAATCCTTCTTTAACTCTTTAAACACTGTTGGACTCCAGTTATGCACATCGCAGTGCATGAATGGGAGACCTTCGTATTCTTCAATATAGAACTTATAATCCGGTCTAATGATGACAGGAATCTTAACCATTAGGTTTTCATAATAAATGCTAAAGCATAGTAAGGAACTAAGTTAGCATTTGTACCACTATCACCCGTCGAAGCAGTTGTAAAGCTGTGTGTGTGTGCCCCTGCAGAGTTTGTTGTCAATGTCGTAACAACGCTTGAACGACCGCCACCGAAAGTTCCTTGGTCTAAATCAGTTAAACCAGAATTAGCAGTATGTGAGTGAGTACCATCTGAGTTAGTTGTACCAGTATGTGTATGGCTTACAACAATTGCATCTTTAGAACCACCAGTTTGTGTATTGCTTCCAGTAATAGTTGTATAGGCAACACCAGCAGTATCGCTGTGAGCACCAATAATAAATCTGTTACGCAGATCAGGAGTGCCGTTAGATCCATTACATAACACCCAACCAGTAGGAATTGTAGCTACTGATCCAGACCACATCACGATAACACCAGTTAATGCTGCTCCAATAGCTGTTTGAACAAAAGCAGTTGTTGCTAATTGTGTGGTGTTTGTACTTGCGGAAGCAGTTGGAGCAGTAGGAGTACCAGTAAGAGCTGGACTGTTTGTATCTGCTTTAGATGAAATAGCAGAAGCGATTGCAGTTAACTCGGTATCAATCTCAGCACCTTTAACAATCTTACCTGAGTTACCAGTAGGTAGACCATCTTTAGCTGTGAAGTTAGTTGCTTTTGTATAATTTGCCATGTTATGTCCTTAGACTAAAGTCTTTCCTTGCTTAATTGCTACGTCTATTTTCTGAATTGAAACGGGGTTTCCGTTAATATCTGCTTCTAAACCTAACTGCATTACAGTTCCTTGACCGCCAGCATTAACATTAAAACGATCTAAAACAATACCTGAAGTATACTCAGCAATGTTATATTCTGTTGAGCCGGGAATAGTATCTATAGTAGAGTTATTATATTCGTACACTGTAGCAGCATCTAGATTATATGTGGTAGCTTGGTAGCTTTCGGTATAATCAAACCCCCACTTAATAGCTACTGGCTGATTTGTACCACCAATTAATATCCAACCAATCTTCTTTAATAGTTTAAGATTTGTAGCAGCATCAAAGTCAAAGTAGTTAGTATAATATGCAAGACGATAACTAGATGTATTATCAGCATAACCAAAGTACTTACCAATATAGCCCGGTTTTCCTAGGTATAAATCTCTATTCTGTGTTACAAAGAATGACTTAGGTTCTATGCTGTCCCAAATTGTAACTCTCATTGAACCATCTTGTAGTGAGGCACGAGTATCAAAGCAATATACAAACTTAGTCGTAGGAAGTGTTAATAAATATATAGCATCTCTTTCGTAGTAGATGCTTTTAATCTTAGTTAAATCTGTCTCAGATGCTACAGCAGTCATTAGTTCATCACGAACATTCTTAGAGATATCACGCATTGGCATGGACTTCTCTTGAATTACTCGCTGTAGACTACGAACTCCTGAGTCAGATAAGAACAACACATCTGTTGCAATATTCTGTACTGAATCTCTAGCAATACATCCTACGTTATAGATAATCTCAACAAGAGTTAATGCTCCTGTGTCTAACGGATTAGCATATATTGCTATATTCTTACGACCAAAGAATATGATAAATCCATTATGTGCTGCAGCAGCAACTACAGGATCTCCGTTAGGAAGAACTTCTTGTAGGTTAATATACCCAGCAGTTCCATTCTGAAAATCTGTACCATCTAGTAAGTCACTGAAGTAAACAGTCTGAGTGTCTCCTGAGATACCGCCACACCAGATCCTTCCATAAGCAGATAATACCCAGCTAGGCATAAAGGTAGAGGTGCTATGATTAAGAGGCAGCGTAGCAGCGTCCCCTACTCGTTGATAACCAAAGGTATTACTATTGTGATCATTAAAACCACCACCAGAGGTAGGCAGCTCATGATACACTAGCATTGGGTGTG